TCAAGAATAGCTTGTGTGTTTGATGTTGCATTTGTTATAATATCTCTTGTATTATTAGCATCTGCAAATCTTGTAGCATTTGCTTCATTTTGAACTATGTTTTGTGTTTGACAAGTTGCTAATCTATTGTCGCAACAACATTGTTGAAGAGCATTATTAATGTTATTAAATCCATTTAATGTTGCTATTTCTGAATTAAATGCTTGTTGCATATTTGCCATTTGTCTGCTATTTGCAGAAATTTCAGCATTTGCAAAATTATTATTTACAGAACTTATAACATCATTTGTTGAATTGCATAATTGAGTTGATAGATTTTGTACTCCAGAGTTAATTCCTGTTAATTGGTTTGTTAATTGTAATGTATCAAATCCGTTATTTGTGTTTTGCATTATTTCTTTTTGACCATTTGATAGCCAAGGATACATAACATCCATTCCGACACCTCCGCCGAAACCGCCGAAACCCCATCCGCCATTCATCATAGCAAGGATTATAATAAACCATAGCCAACCGCTATCTCCTCCAAATCCATTTCCGAATCCATTTCCATACATTGGATAAGGGTTGTTATTTCCAACAATTGCTTTCACATCTGCCGGACTTAAGTTATCTCCCATAACTTTTCTCTCCTTTCTTTTAAAATATTTATAATAATGCTAAATGCAATTATTATCTATTTCATATTTTGTAATTTTGCCAACATCTCATTTGGACAACCGATACTGTTTACATTGATTTAATAAATTTTGTTTTTGTTCTGGACTAATACTTCCAAATATTTGATTTACTAAATCTTGTGGATTATTTTTGCCTTGCATTAGTGCGTTTATTGTTTGAAAGTTTTGTGGCATTTTTACTTTCATTTGATTCATCATTGTCTGAATTATTGACATCGGATTCATTTGCATAATTAATCATTCCTTTCATCTCTTCAATTTGTTTTCTTAACATTAATATTTCTTTATCTCTTTCATCTATTTCTATTATTTCTTCTAACTTAAATGTTCTTATATCCCCATTTGTATTTTTAATCCATAACGTATTCAATTCTTTGTTTAAAAATACTCCTGTTTTTGTTACAAATATTCCTCTAACTTCATCAATATTATTTACATATTTACTTTCTAATTCATTATTAGTTGGGTTAGGTGCTAACTGGAAGTTTTGGGTCAAATTCGTTGGAGTTGGTTGCTGTTGCATTTGATTTTGATTAAATTGTTGCATTTGTTGCATTTGTCTATCTATTTTTTCTCTCATATTTTGTAAATCTTGCATATTTTGCATGTAATATTGGTTATTTTGATAATATGGATATGGCATTTTATTTATTACCTCCTATTTGTTTTATATTTTAGTTTTGAACTATTTTTATACTTTATATATATAATTTGTTTATTTTAAATTTAAATTGCTTTATTTTTGATTTTAAGGCTTAATAAATTATCTATGTTATCTAATTTTCTCAAAATTAAAAGAAGATACCCGAGCATAATCTAATTTGTACCTATTTCGATTATTTTCTTTCATTTCTCGACATCTCCTTTCTTTTAACTAATTAAATTTTAACATTGAAGTTTGATTTTAAAATATCTTAATAAGGTCAAAAAAATATCACTTAAAAATTTCACTTGACAATAAGCAAAATAAGTGATATAATATACTTACAATTAAATATTAATTATTGTTATGAGCAGAAACAATAGTAGTTAAGTTTATAATATGTTTTTAATAACATTTTATATAAATTAATAGGCATTGCAACTGCTCAGCAATGTCTATTTTTTTGTGCCTCGCTGACAAAGTATTTTCATTTTGTCTTAATAGATGGGTTCTTACTTGGAGTTGAAAGCCAAACTAAATCTGTGGGGAATGAGCCGGCAAACGGGGACTTTTTGCTGTGTCTTTCACATAGCAGAAGATATTTTCTTTTTAGGGGGTTTTCTTTTCTTTCTTCTTTTTATTTATTTGTTTTCTTTCGTGTTGTTTTATTTCTTTATTTTTCTTCTTTCGTTTTCTGTGGTTATATATTATTAAAAGCAATAAAAAAGAGATTGCTAATTAAAGCAACCTCAATATTTTATTTTTAATTTGTTTAATTCTTCGCTTTACTGTACTTTCTGACATATTCATTTTTAATGATATATTTACTATTGAAGCTCTGCCATATTTACTTGTTAACATTTTAAATATTTCTTCTTGTTCAACAGTAAAGTTTGCATTATTTAAAATATATTCTAGTTCTGGTGTTGTAAAATCAAAATTAATTTTATTTTCTTTTTCTTCTAACTTTTTTTCCATTGCTTCTTCTCCTTGTAACAGTAGTTCTTGTTTTAATTATTTTCGCCATAATTTATATCCCCACTTTCACTATTTTCTAAATAAGTAGCAATTCCATTTTCTCCACCATCAACCGTTGTTGTTTCTGTATCTGCAACGGTTTCAAATTGACTTTCAAATATAAAGAAGCCAATTATCATAGCAAATATTACACATATTAAGATAATTATTATTATATCTTTTCTTTTGCTTTGTGCCTTTAATTCGTGCAACATTTCAGTTGCTAAATTTTTTTCTTCCATCACATATTGCCTCCTTTATTTAAAAGTTATTACCGCACCAATAATTCCTGTTATTATTATTGAAGCACATAACTTCCATAACCAACCTTGATTATCTTCAAGTTTCTGTAATCTTTTTTCAATAGGTTGTATCTTTAACTCATCTATTTTTTCGCCATTTGCTATCTTTTCGCCTATTACATCAATTTTTTTATCAATCTGTTGTAATAAGCTTCTGTATTCTGTCACTTCTTCTTTAAGCTCTTGTACTTCATTTTTTAAGTTATTAAACTCATTTCTACTTACAAATTCTTCAGACATTTCCAACTCCTCTTTAATCACAATTTATTAAAGACTCTTGAATAGTATGACCGCTTTTTAATCTTTGCCTAAATTTATTATAATTTATAAAATTGTAAAACAGTCAATCTTCCATATACTTCATTTGCGTGATTTTTTATTTTTTTCATATTTTACCTAGCTTTCTCCTAGCATATAAATCATATAGAGCAGGTCTGCTAGGCGACTTTTCAATAAGATAGCTACTTCTTATCTAGCTCTATAATTATTATATAATAAATTGTCACGATTGTAAACTATTTAATTCCATTAACCCATACTGCAAATCCAGTTTTGTAATTGTTTGTGCTATTGTTTTTATTGCTCTTATTCCAGCACATTTAATCCATACTTTAAAATCTTTCATAATATGTTCCTCCTTTCTTTATTAATCTGTCGTTTTTGTGTATTCTAATACTACTTTTGCATTTTGAGTTCTACTAGACCAATCTAATCCTTTTGCCTCAATTTGAATATTTGTTGTATTAATTTTGCATTTTACAAGAACATCTAAATTATCTATTCTTGGCGCTTTAAAAAAACGGTTGTCTGCTGTGTCATACCAAATTAAATCATAATATGTAAGCATATCCATGTTACTTATATTGTGATTATAAGTTTGCGCTTTGTTATTTGGTAAACTACCAATTTCAACTACTTTTCTATATATTGGTTTTCCGATTTATCCATGTACCAATTCTTACCTCACTTGTAGAATATTCTTCCTTCTTCATAAATTCTTCATATACATTGTTGTCATTTTTTACATACATTTTTTCTTGGTTTGCTACATTTTGCAACCATACTTTCTTTCTATTTACTCCAACTGGTTCTGTTGGGCTTACTACTACTGATACATCATTTATATAATTACAACTATAAGTTTCTGTTGTACTATCACTTGGAGAATTAACAATTTCGTTTCCTCCTGCACTGCTTAGTACATCAGTTTGACTCCATTTTGTATCATCAAATTCTTCTGGCGTATCTACATTTTCTATACATATATATAATTGTTCTTCATATTTAACTATATCACCAACTTCATAAGTCTCGGTATTATCATAATCCTCTCCACCTATGTTATTAGCATTTTGATTTATAGCATTTTCTATATTTGTTTGCAATTTATTCATTACATAAGCAGATAAAGGTGTTGCTCCATTATATCTTGCAGGTGTTACTGGATAATCCACTTCATCTATTGTTACTTTTGCATTACTTACTTTTGTTCCATCTTGAAAATTAATCTTGTCCATTATTTGCCTCCTTTTCAAGTTTTTCTAATCTTTCGATTAAGTTTGCTAATATTTCATCTTTTTGTTGATTTTCTTTTTGTAATTTTTCTATTTGTTCTTGTTGCTCTTGGATTGCTTTACAACATACTGATACAAATGAATATACATCTACTCCATCATTTTCTTTTGATGTTACTTCTTTACTATATTTATATTTATCTCCTATAACAAATCCTATATGTTTCTTTGTATCATCTTCTTCTGTTTTTAAATTATATTTGTATATATCTATATCTTTTATTATATCTAATCCACTTGGTAATTTTTCAAAATTCTTTTTGATTGTTTCTCTTGAACCTTGTGTAACTGTTCCTGTGGCATATACATTTCCTTGACTTCCATCTATTGCTACATAAGTACTATCATTAAAAGTAGAACCTGCAATTCCTATAACACAATTATTTCCAGTTATATTTGTTGCATTTATTCCGCCTAATCCTAAACTTACAACTAAATTACCTAAATTATCTTTAATTGAAACACAATTTTTTACATCATCAGCCTTTATTTCAAAACTTCCACTTGCTATTTTAGTATTAGTTGTAATTCCGTTTATTATATTAGAAATTATAGTATAATCTGCTGAAGTTATACTACCAGAATTATTTACATCTAAAATATTAGTTGCATTTATATCTAAAGTAATTCTATTCATTATATTCATTGCGGTTAATATTTTATCAAATAAATTGTAATTATATATACTACTTATATTTTTAATTAATGAATTGTTATTTATGTTAAAATCAGCTATATCTCCTCCTGTTGCCGTAATATTGCCAGCACTATTTAATTTAAAATTTGTACTATCTATAATTAGCCTATTACTTTTTAATTTTATTTCATCAGCACTAGCATTTATCATTGATACAATTTGGTCATTATCATTTTTGTCTACTTTTAATTCTAAATTTGCACTTAAATCTTCAATATCTCCATCTACTCTTTTTATTTTACCATTTACACTTAATTCGATAGCCTTTGCACTTTGTTCAATAGCACTATTCATTTCACTTTGTGTTATATATAACTCATTAAATTCATTTTTTACTAAATATTGTGCTACTATTTTATTCCCTGCCATATCATATAAATAAATGTAATTTTCACCCTCAAATAATTCTATATTAACATCTTCTAATGGTTCTTTTACAGGTTCATCTAAAACTGTTAGTACATTATATTCACTTAGTGATAATCTACGCATTACATAATCTTCATTAAGTGTTATAACAAGACTATCATAAACATCTCTTTTAAATCTTAATTCTTCAATGTCTATTTCATATTCTTTCTTTTCTCCACTAGGATTAGTCATAGGTTGTTTATCTACAATTATTTTATAAATCACCTTAATTCACTTCCTTCCATATTAGGTTGCAAATCTTCAGCAGGATATAAATTTTCTGCTGGATATAAATATGGGTCATCATAAGTTTTATTTCCTCTTATTTCTACTTCTAAAGCATCTTGCTGCATAGCTTCTGTCAAATGTATTTGTGTAACTCCTTCTACTGTTCTTTTATAATCTACTGCATTTTCTACTTGTTGTTTTATTCCATCTACATCTTTTTCTACTTGTGTTATTCTACTATCATAAGTTCCTACATTTTTTACTACTTCATCTATTTTTTGATTTTGTTTATCTACTATTATATAAGTTTTATTAATTCTCATATCTGTTTTATCTGCTTTAGAATAATCTGTTTCACTTTTTTCAGGCATATCTGTATGTATTATTTCTTCTATTCCTGTTGTTACATTTATTTCATCATTTAGCATTAAACATTGGTAAGTATTTTCTCCAATTCGTACATTATATAAGTCTCCAACTTCATAATACAATATTCCTGTACTATTAAAATCATTCAAATAATAATATAATCCATTTAGAGCATTTAATATTCCTTGTAAATAATCACTTCTATTATTAAAATTCATTATTTGATTATCAACTATTTTTACCTCTGTTAATCCATTTTGTGCAACACTATCTTCATCTTTTAAATATACATTATCGCTTTCTCCAGACCTTGATAATACTATTGAATTTATTACACCATATTTCTGACCAAAATCAACATTAACATCTTTCAAAAAATCCTCATCTATTGTATCGTTAGTCTGTGTTGGGTATTTTACTTGTATTTCATCATTTTCATTTAAACAAATTAAACTTCCTGTTGCCTGTGCTATTTCATCTAAAATATCTCTATATGTATACTCTTGTCCTAAATATAATTCACTAGGTATTTTCATATCTTGATTATAAAATGTTGTATTGGCAACACTTAATCCTATTTTATTTCCTAATGCTATCAAATAATCTTTTATCTTTATTGGATAATCTACACCTAAATCTTCGTTTTGCTTCATTGAATATAGCATTTTGTCATAGCAAGTTAATTTATATGTATTTGTATCTTCTTGTTTTTCTGATTTATAAACTACATAATTGCCATAATTAAGCATTTCATATTGTTCATTTACTTTTATTCCTATTTGACAGTTTATTATTGTATTAAGAGGTATGTCAACAGTTAATTCTAAATCTAATTGTTTCATTACTGATTTTAATAAATCTGCATTATAATGCGGTGTTATTGAATATATTTCTTCTTCTAATTCTGTATTATTATAGGTTATTACACCTCTTAATTCTCTACCTAATTCTGTTAATTGACTTTTAAAATCAATTGTATGTTGTTTCATTATGACCTCCTTTCTCTAGCAATAAATGTGCATTCAAAGCTATTGTTTTTGGTCATTATCTGCTTGTTTTCATAGTTCCAATCTCCTGTATATGTTGATATTGTTTTGTTTGAGTTTGTATCTGGGTCATAATATGTTAAACTTTGAGTTCCACTATTTAATATTGGTGCAATAATATTCATTTCTGCTTTTGTTAATTTTCTAAATGTCAACGTTATTTTAGGAAATATTCCTACTAAAGTTCCACTAAATTTTCCTTTTAAATTTCTACCTGTATCACTTCCCCATAACTTATTATATTCATATTTTGCACTTAATAAATATTGTCCCATACTTATATTATTTACTTTTATACTGTCTTTATTTAAAAACAATTATTGCACCTCCTAACTATTAAACGCAAATTCTTGCTCTGCATTTATTTGTTTTATTTCTCTTGCTATTTGTCTATTTCCTACTTTTGTTATGTTGGTTAAGTTTACTACTACATTTCTACCTATTTCTGCTCCTAATTCTGCCATTGCCTGTTGGTCTGTTAATGGAATAACGCCCTCTCGTCCTGCTTCTCCACCTATTGCACTTCCTAGCATTGTTCCTTTGTTTGGCATATTTATAATTCCACCAACCTTTAATCTAGGTAAATTAAATGTTGGTAATGTACTTAAATTTATTCCAGGTACTGCATTTATTACACCAATTAATCTATTTACGGCTCTTATAGGAGAATTTAATATTCTTTCTACTGCTCTTAATACTCCATTTACAACAGCTTTAAAAGCTCCCGCAATTGCTTCTCCTGCTCTACTTCCTAAATTGCCAAAAAATCCTACTATTCTATTTACAATATTACTGAAAAATGAACCTATTCCACTAAATACATTTCTTATAAAATTCCAAGCATATTGAGCACCATTTTTTATAGCATTCCATAAAGAATTGAACACATTTGAGACTATATTTACTGCTGTGATAGCACCGCTTTTCATTATATTCCATAATGTTTGAAGAATAGCTTTTATTACTTCTACCCCTGCACTAATATTATTTTTTATAATATTGATAATAGATATTGCCATTCCTTTAATGCCTTCCCATAAACTAGAAAAGATTTGCTTTATTCCTTCCCAAGCCATTTGCCAATTGCCTGTAAACACACCTTTGATAAACTTTATAATTCCATCAAAAATGCCTTTTATCATCTTAAAGAAACTATCAAAGAAATTAAGTATTTGTTGTAAGTTATCTATAAATAAATCATATATATTTCCTATTGTATCTCCAAACATTTTGTGTACCCAATCTGACTTACCTGTTAACCAATCAATTCCTTTTTGTAAAAACGCTTCTATTTTATCCCAATGTCTTATTATTGTGCCAACTATAAATACAACTACACCTATTACAACTCCAGGGAATCCTAAAATTATTCCTAAAAGCCCTGTTAAAAATATTCCTATTCCTTGTATTATTTTCCCAAAGTTTTCCCAAGTAGGTGCTTCCAAATAATCTTTCAATGCTCCTATTGTCCATAATATTCCTGCTACCATTGCTCCAATTCCTAATGCTGTTAAAGGCTTTATTCCTAAATGAATTAATGCTAATGCTGTTGCTATTCCAGCTAATGTTGATAATATCTCATCTTTATGGTCGATTATCCATTGTAACCAATCTGGAACTTCTCCTTGAAATTTGCTTAGGTCAAAGTCTGGTGCTACTCCACCTGCTCCGCCTCCGCCTCCAGCACCACTATCTGACTGGTCTGTTAGCATATTAATTTCATCAAATCCTGCAAGTTGTTTCTTTATTTCTTTAGCCGCCTTTGCTACTCCACTTGCTCCCGCTTTCATCTTTTGAAAATTCTTTGCACTACCTCTACTAAATAAGTTTATTCCAAACCAAGCTTGAACTATTGCATTTATATATCCAAGTAATGTGGCTGCTAATCTTACAATCCACTGTAAAACTGGTGCTATCATTTGAGTTAATGCGTATCTTATATATTCTATATTGGCTGCATATTGTTTATCATATCCTGCTAAACTGCTTGAAGCTTGTCTTAAAAACATAAATGCACTTCTTATTCCAAATATTCCTAGTGCTAATCTTGCAACTTTACTAATTGAACTTTGTATAGAACTTCCAACACTATTAAAACTATTTTTTAATTTGTCTACATCTGATACTTGTTTTTCTGTTTTTACATTTTCTATTTTTTGTTTATATTCACTTACTTTAGCATTTATTTCATCATATCTATATTTAGTTTGTGCTACTTTTTGTTCTATTGCATTTTGTTTAGTTAATGCTCTATCAAATTCACTTCCTAATTTTTCTAATGAGCCATAGGTGTTTTGCAAATCTTGAAATGTTGCAAATTCTTTTGGTGTTGCCTGTCCTGTTGCTACTCTATCTTGAGCTTCTTTTAATCTTTGATATGCTTCTGCTAAAGCATCTGTTTTTTGTCTTGCCTTATCTAGTTCTTGTTGTTGACTTCCTAATTTTGCATCTATAACTATTTTTTTATCTTCTTCTTTTTTCATTTTCTTTTCTAAATCTGATATTTGTCTGTCAAATTTATCTGTATCTAATCTTGTGCCTATTGTTATTTCTCCGTCCACTTGTGCAACCTCCTTTCTAAATTTCTATTCCTAAAGACTTGTAAAATGCTTTTGCACTTTCTTCTTGCTCTTTTGTCATCTTAACTTCTTCTTGCTTACAATATTTTTGACTTAATAACTTTTGTGCTTCTATTAGTTTCTGTCTTGCTTTATTATCCTTTATTTCCTTTGGCTCTTGATTTAATATACTTGTTACTCTGTTTAATATACAACAATTACCAAATTCGCTTGTACTTAAACTTTCTAAATCATTATAAAAATCATACCAATGTAAATATTCTAATTCATAAGGGTCATATTTATAATCAAATTTAAAGCTTGCTTTTATTAAACCTATACATTTATTAAAATCTAGCTCATATTTCTCTTTATTTTCGTTTTTAAGTTCTTTTTTATCGTTGCCCAATAAAAGATACTTCATAACTAATTCAAATAGCTTATTTTTGTTTGTACAGTCTAATCCGTTCTTCTCCAAACAACTTATATATAATTGCTAATGCTCTTTCATATTCTCCTATGGTTTTATCTTCTGCAATATTATTGCATTCTAAAGCTACTCTAAAATCTGTATTAATTTTATATAGTTTATCATCTACTTTTACATATTGTGGATTATTCAATTACATCATCTCGTTTAGTTTTATTAGAATATTTTTCCATTATATCTTTCTTTATATCTTCTGCTTTTATTTGTAATTTAGGAAGTATTGCTTTTTCTATTATTTCATCTATTTCATCAAGTCTTGCTAAAGTTAGTTTTCTACCATTTAATAACTTTTTAACTCCATCTTTACCTAAAAACATATCATATATTTCAGCTTCTTTTTTGTAAAATTCGTTTGTTGCTTTTATTTTAGCTTCTTCATTTGAGCTAAATAGTTTCTTGCCTTTATGGTCTTCTTTTTTATCAATTATTGTATATTGATTTTTTAAATATTCTCTATTCTTCTTATCTGCTTCCATCATATCTTGTAAAATCAATAAATAATCTAAATCTCCTAAATTGAACTCTAAAAAGTTTCCTGTATCATTTCCATCTTCATCTTTTATTTTCAATCTTAAAATGTCTTTTGCCTTTTTAAGTTGAATTTCATTATCGCTTTTGATATTAATCTCTGCTTCCATAAATCTAATTCCTCCTTATATTTAAAAAAGAGGTCGAGGTGTCTTATTTCTGCCTCTAACCTCTATCGGTTTTATTTTTATAAAGTTGGTGTAAATGTTGGTACTCCACTTGCTATTGCAACTTTTCCTTCTACTGGGTCACCATCGTAATATATATCATATTCGATTTCTTCTCCAGAATATGAAGTAACTGTTATTATTGCATCGCTTTGTTTTGCTGCATAACTTCCAGAAGCTCCACTCCAAGTGTCAACATCTAATACTTTTGTTTTATAGTTTAATTGGTCTCTACCTGCTGCTATAAATTCAAATTCAGGGTCATTTTTATAACATTTTTGTGTTACAGAACCTTGTTTTTGATTTGATGTGTGGTCGTTTCTTGCATTATCTTCTACAATCCATTTTTCTGTATCAACTTGTGGATTATATGATACTGAGTATTCATCTACTCCAACACCTAGAACAGCCCAAGTTCTTGCATTCCCTGTTGGTGTTGTATCTATGTATGTAATGAATTGACTTCTTTTAATCTTTTCAATATTTTCTGGTATTACTGCTAATCCCATTCTTTAATCCTCCTTTTTAAAATAATTTTGTATTTGCTTTGGTGTTAGAGGCTCAATAAAACCTTTTTCATTTAATTCAATTAATTCTTCTTTGTTTTTTACTTCTATTTCATCACCTTTATCATAGAATGTTCCATTATATTGGCAATTTATTTTTGCTATTGGTTTCATTTTACACCTCCCTATATTCTATTTGTATTTGTATATCAAATTCTGCGGTATTTGTATTTGCATTATTCATTGTTCCACAATTTAAACAACTTATGCTTTGTATTCCATCTATTTCTGGTAAATCGTTGTTATCATTCTTTTGCTTTATTATTTTTTCAAAAGTTTCATAAAATCCTATATTTTCTATATTAGTCATTGTATCAGCACTATAATTCATACGGCTTCTAAATGAATAAACATCTCTGTATAATGTATCTCCAATTATCCATTTTTGTACTTCTGTTACTACTGGTATTTTATCTAATGAATAATTATTAGGTTCATTACTTAAAAAGTTTATATTCATTTCTCCATATTGTCCTATTAATTCAGTTATTATATCCATTAAATATGTTCTTAATTTAGTTACTCTTAAATTACTTACCTCTATTGACATATTCTTGCACCTCTTTTATAACATCATTCATTTCAGCACTAACCATCTTTTTATCCCAATATGAACCAGTTCCGTGGTGTTGTATAATTTCTTACTGGACTTCCATGTACTTCTCCAATATATTGTGCGTGAGCATAAGGGCTTTCATAAGTTATATAATCAACCCCTTTGTCAACTATATCTCTTAAGTTTCCTATATCTTTAGGTACATATTTATCCATATGCTTATAACAAGTGTCTGTAAAGAATCTTTGTACTCTACCACCGTGGATTTATTCCTAAATCAGCTTTTATTTGACTTATAGGCTTCATTTTCATTTTATTTTCCTCCTAAATGAACGTGTGGATTATTTCCATGTTCATTTATAGTTATGCTTGTTACATTGTAAAACTCTTCGCCTTGTAAATCACTTTGCTTACTGATTTCAGGTTGTATGTCTATTGCTATAATATCTCCAATTGCAAATATGCTCTTATCTTCAACATACTCCATTGGTATTCTTATATTTACATCATTGGCATTTTCATATCCTTT